TAAGGATAGCAGGACCAACAACAAAGTCATCATAACCAAATAGATATTTATCCTTGGTAAATGTTGTACGCCACAATAATGTAGCCTCTGGATTTAATGGTAAGTTCATCAGCTTACCTTCTTCATTTATAATTAAGTAATCACCGTTAGGGAATGTAATACCCTCTACATAACCACCAACAAATTCTTGAGCCGACTCCAAAGTCGGTTCATCCTTTGAGTCTTCGATTATCTTAAATTGATCTGCTGTTGTATTTACTGTTGTCATATTTTCCTTTCTGTTAATAGGATTATCCTACACCATTTGGTCCATTGTTGTCAACTTGTTTTTCAACTATTTCTGTATTTGTATAATTATAACCATAACTAGTTGTATGAGTTGTTTTCTTAGGGTCCTCGATAGGTGTTTCAAGGCACTCGGTTCTAGGGTGTAGCCTAATGAATTCTTCCCAATGTGCAAAGGCAAAATCATTCCAACAACCTTGACTACAAAAATGGCTGAACTGATGCTGAGCGTTCCAACTAGTTTGTCTAATCTTACGAGTTCTTAAAACTTTATTTCCTTTACCACCTCGCACCCTATCAAGGGTGTGAGATTTATGGCAGTTAGGACCATGGCACCAGTTATAAGTCATTTAATTCTCCAGTTCTTAGCAGTTCTATAACCGTATGCATCTAAGTCATAGTAAACATAATAAGGTTCACCTTTTTTATTTGTATCTATTCTAGATTTTTCGTCATGTACTCCACGTCTAGAGATATGTTTTTTATCTTTTTGAGAGTAATAAATTATTGTCCCGTTGCCCTCACTTGGTAATTGTTTTTCTTTTGTCATATTATCCTTTCTGTTATATTAGGGACTTTATAGGAAAGTCCCTAATATGTCAACCTATAAAATAAATTAATTTATAGATTGTTGTTGTGCTTTAAACATAGCGATTTTTTCATCTCTACTCATTTCGATCTTATCTTCCAAAAGACTTGCCAAATTTTCTGGACTATAAACAGACAAGGCTAAACTACTACTTTCATTTAAGATACTTTCGTTTAGAGGTACTCCCAATTTATCTGCTAAAGATTTCGCTTGATCGAAATATCTGTATGACTTCAAACCTAATCTAAGTTTTTTCATCTTCTCATTAGTGTAGTCAAATATTTTTTCGTGAGCCATTATCAAATTATCTCTTGCAATATTATAAGTATTCAAGATTTTATAATCTGTTTCATTAACTTTAAACTGTCGAGAATGACAATAACTAGAACCAATTACCCAAAGTTTAAAATCATTTTCCCACTCGGCATTTGGTTTAATGGCTAGTGACTTATCCTCGTTAGATGAATTACGATAACCTAAAAACTTATCGCATTGTTCTTCACACTCATAGTATCTAGGATTTCTTTTTTCATCACTCCATTGATAGATAAAATCTGGATTAAAACCTTTTGCCTTTAATTCATTTCGGTAATAAGCATATCCAAAATGTCTTTTATCATCTAAACTAAAGTTGACACCGACAGTATCATAATCATCTTGTATTTCGCCGTCACTATCGACCTTTTGATAATTATATTTAAACTGAAAACAATTATCATGGTATAGTTCTCCACCACTACGACCATATTTATTATTCATGGCTCTAACTGTTTCGATATCTTCTTCTGGTTGATAATTTCTTACAATCACTTCAACAAATTTTTTCATTTGTTCTCTTACATGATTGTAATTTTCTTTTGCTTTGTTATAGTTCTGCATGACAGGACTATCTTCTCGTTCCCAATACAATTGAAATTCATTCGCTATTGAATTTCTTTTTTCAGCGTTGAGAGTTAGTCTTTTTTCTTTTGACATATATTTTCCTTTCGTTAATTATTTTTAAAATATCAGTTGACATAGGGATTGTCAAGTATTATATAGGATAGTGTTAGCCTCATTTGTAAGTTTATCGCTACTCAAAACTATAAACTTTCGGGTAAAGACCCCACGTCACACCGCCTGCTAAAGGCCGTCTTCGTTGGGGTGCTGATCCCTGGTCTATTGTAGCTGGTCCGTTGGAAAATGATATACGGAAACCAAGATGTAGCCACGAGGTCGAAAAGCCTCTAGGAACCAGGCTTTGGATGCAATGGACCTGGGATCAGTGGCCGACGGATGTAACGATTAGCTTCGTTGCCGACCACCACTGGTCATAGAAAGGATACTATGAAAAAAAGAATTAGATACGATGACCTGCTTCCCTGGTTTATTCAGGACCATAAACAATTGCCGGCTGGTTACCTGCGCAGCTGCGAGAAGTTTTTTGCAAGCCTCAAGCCGCAAGCTCCAAG